GAGCGCGAACCATTCAGAAATACTCTTACTGATGGCAAGACAGCAATTGGCAATTACGCTATCAATTCCTTATATAGAGCAATTGACTCCATTAGAGAGCCAGAAATTCTAAATATGAATTTGTTAATTCTTCCAGGTATTACTAACAGAGCAGTTACCAAACATGCTATTGATACTTGCGAAGGTCGCGGTGATGCTATGGCAATTATTGATGTTGAAGGTGGATATCAGCCAGCAGCAGAAGGTAGCTCTGCTGAAAGTGAGCGCTTAGGCAGTGTTTCCACCACTATCACTAAAATTGAGCAACGTAACCTTAATACAAGTTACGCTTGCGCATATTATCCTTGGGTAAAAGTTCTTGACACAGAAAGTGGGCAACCTCTTTGGATGCCACCATCTGTTGTTGCTCTTGGAACAATGGCTTCTAGTCAAGAAAACAGTGAAATCTGGTTTGCACCAGCAGGATTTAACCGTGGTGGACTTTCACTAGGATCTTCAGGATTGAGCGTGGTTGGAGTTAGAGAAAAACTTTCCGCAAAACAAAGAGACTCACTCTATGAAAGAAACATCAACCCAATTGCTTCTTTCCCAAGTGAAGGCATTGTAATCTTTGGACAAAAAACATTACAGGCAATTCCTTCAGCGCTTGACAGAATCAACGTAAGAAGACTTGTAATTTTCTTGAAGAAACAAATTTCAACTATTGCTGCAGGCTTGTTGTTTGAACCAAATGTCGAAGATACTTGGAATAGATTTAGAAGACCAGCAACTGCACTATTAGAAAGTGTAAAAACAGGCAACGGTATTGCTGATTATAAACTTGTTTTAGACTCAACAACTACTACAGCAGAAGAAATCGATAGAAACATGATGTACGCAAAATTGTTCATCAAGCCAGTATACGCGATTGAGTTTATTGGTATCGATTTCGTTATCACAAATACAGGAGCTTCATTCGAAGATCTATAAAAATATTTGAGATGCATAATTATTAAAAACACATAGGAGAATATAAGGATGTCATTCTGGACTGATAATAATTTTGAACCAAAACGCGCTATGCGCTTTAAAGTTGGATTCGTTTTTGGTAGAGACGAAAAAACAGTTGATTTTTTCTACGTAAAGGATGTAACAAAACCAACATTTGATGTAACAGTTACGCCACATAAAGTAGCAGGAAGGGAATTCAAATTCCCAGGAAGCGTAAAGTGGAACTCAGTAAAGGCAACTTTCGTTGACGATGTAAACAACTCAGTCCTAAACAAAATTGTTGAAACAATTGCAGACTCAAATTATCCAGAAATCTTAAAAGGTGAAGCAAGAGCATTTGCTGCTGCCAAATCTCCTAAGTTTATGTCAAAAAGATTGATGACTACAAAACTGACTACTCCAGGTGCATCTGCTGCTTCAGTACAAGGGGCAGAGGTAACCATGGTTATTGAACAATTGGATGCAGAAGGTTTAGCAGTCGAATCTTGGTCACTCTATAATCCTCTTATTGAAAAATTCGAGCAAGATGGATTAGATTATGGAAAAGAAGATCTAAGTACATACAGTCTTACAATCTTATATGATTGGGCTGCATTTACTCCAGGAGCAGCATAACATTTTGTTTTTGGCTTATAAGGAAGGTATGAACTTATGTGGTTTATGAACGACTATGAGCCAAAAATGCCTTTTAAATTCCAAGCCAAAGTCACTGTTGGCGGAATAGAGGGAGATTGGTGGGACGTAAAAAGCGTAGAAAAGCCAAGTTTTGCAGTAACCAGCGATAAATATATGTTACTAAATCGCGAGATTAAGTTTCCTACAAACATAAAGTGGAAACCAATCTCTATAACATTTGTTGATAACATAAACAACAAACTCCTAACACAACTAATAAAACATTACAATGATGGGGAAAAATCTTTACTTGCGAGAAATGGCGATTACAAGTATCAATCTACATTATCAAAAGAAGAAACATTTTCTAATCAACTTGAAATCAAACAATTAGATTCAGATGGAAATGAAACGGAAATTTGGTCAATAGATAATTTCCATATATTAGATTTTAAATTTACTAATTCTGATTATGCTAGTGATGGATTGTCAGAAGCGTCATTCAGTATAGATTACGAATGGGCATATTTAGATGGAATAAACGTTGAACTTGTAAAAGAAGCAAAAATAAATTCAGATACTTCAGGAGAAAGTTCAAAAGTTAAAACAGATTTATCAGGTATGGTTTCAAATATTCCAAATGCGATCAATACTGATACAGGTCCATATAACCTTCCACCAAATCCAGGTAGATTGCAACCAGGTACAGATCCAGGCGTACCTTTTGTTCCAGGAAAACCAAAAGAAGAAGGGCGACCAAGAAGTATAAGTGAGGCAATGCAAAGATCTTCTAGATTTTATCAACAAAATCAAGAAAGGAAGAGAAGAAGAAATCAATAAAATGGTATAAGCTTAAATATAGATATAGAATAGCTTAACATTTTTATAAATAAATTATAAAGTTTTTATAAAGAAAGGATTATAAATGCGAACAAATGAAGAAAGATTTGCGGTTCCCGATACGGGAGATGTTGCCGTACAACAACAAACTTCTGAACTTAGTTTTACTGTACCAACGGAGTTTGTTTCTTTACCATCTAAAGGAAAATTTTATCCAAAAGATCATCCTCTACACGGCAAGGATACTCTAGAAATAAAATTTATGACAGCAAAAGAAGAAGATATACTAACTTCTCAATCTCTTATTAAAAAAGGTGTGGCGATTGATAGGATGCTGCAGAATCTAATAACAGATAAAAACGTACAAGTTCCAGATCTACTAATAGGAGATAAAAATGCTTTGACCATGGCTGCTAGAATTTCTGGCTATGGTTCGGAGTATGATATCGTCGTAACTTGTCCATCCTGTCAGGAAAAATGCAAACATAAATTTGATTTATCTCTTATAGAGGAAAAACAATTAGAAGATTTCTCCGATCTTCCGATCGAGTCACAGGAAGACGGATTATTCACAGTTTCTCTTCTAAGAACAAAAGCAAAAGTACAATTCAGGCTTCTAACTGGAAAAGATGAAGCAGACATTGTAAAGTCTATGTCGGATAAAAAGATTACTAGAGAAGAAAAAAATTCTACATCTCAACTAAAAAGAATACTTGTATCTGTTAATGATAACACAGATAAGCGAGTAATCGATAATTTTGTAGATTCTTTGCCAGTAATTGATGCTAAATTACTAAGAGGACTTTTGAAAAAGGTAACTCCAGACGTTGACATGAAACAAGATTTTGAATGTTCCAAGTGCGGACATGAAGAGGAGGTGGAGATACCGTTTACGGTCGAGTTTTTTTGGCCTAAGTGATGAATATATTGCCAATGTTTATGAACAGTTTTTTATCTTAAAATATCATGGTGGTTGGGGCTTTATGGAAGCATACAACCTTCCAGTAAAAATAAGAGAATGGTTTCTAAAAAGACTAATAAAACAAAAGAAAGAAGAATCAGAGGCAATAAAAAAATCGCAAGGTAAATGAAAAGGGCTGAAAAGCCCTTTTTCTTTTATGAACTAATTATTTTATAAGAGGAATCTGTTGATGGCAAATGATGATAATAAAAAGACTGAAGACCAGAAGCGCCTAGAAGCCGAGTTGAATAAACAAAGAATCGAAGCGCTTGCTCAAGAACAAGTAAAAAGAGATGAAATAAATACTTCTATTGATGAATATGTAAAAAAATTGGGATTGACCAGAGAAGCGATCACAGATCAGGCAAGCGCACTGGAAGTCTTATTGAGTTTGCAAACACAGATAAAACAACAATTATCCGAAATGGATGGATACGACACAGAAAAACTAGAGCGAATGTCAGAACTTTTTAAGATAATAGAGGCAACCTCTAAAGAATTTGGCATTCAAAATGAAGATCTAGAGAAAAATAATAAGTTATTGTCTAACCAAGTCAATATTCTCACAGAAGAAGAAAAAGCAGCAAAGAAAACTTTAGATAACTATCTTGGTATCGGAGGAGAAGTTTTTAGTATTTCTAATAGATTAACAGAAATATCTAATATGACCAAAGTTAGATTAAGTGATGAAGAATTGCTAAACAAAAGACAACAATTTGCTGCTGCTATGTATACCAAAG